GCCGGCATCTGCAACTGCTGATTTTTGTAATCTAAAACCTGGAGTTGAATAATTTTCAGTAGCTCCCAAATGAGCGGTTAATTGACTATTAAAACCGCCGGTAAAACTTGAAGATACAATTTGCCCTCCTGCTCCATTTGCGGCAGGGTTATTGGAGTCGCTGCTTCCCATTGTTAAGCTATGAGTTATGACCGCATTGTCCGCAAGCAGTAAATTAGTTGCCACGCTTTGAAATTCGGCTCCGAACTTCTTCCAATAATCGTCTGTTTGAGCATGCGTTCCTGGAGCTACAACCAAGCTCGACGGCCCGCTATTTTTCATAGCTATATAATGATGCCCATTTGCTCCTGCTGGAGATGAGGAATTATCGTAATAGACTAGATCTCCCCTCAATTCCTCTGCCGTGTCGGACCCTTGATTGCCATCCTCCATTCCGATATAATTCTTGCCGGCATCCCAGACGCCTCTATAAACAGGCGTTTTTCCTGTTGGTCCAGCAGCTCCAGCAGCTCCATTCGCAAGCATGCTTACTGTTGTTGAATGTTCGGTGCTGGTGCCTATGCCAGAAGCGTATATGATAACAGACTGAAAGTCAATAACATCATCAGTTCCGTGAATGATTTTGTCAAAACCTGCGGCGTTGGTTTTTCTATCCCCAACTTTAAACGTAGCGGTTGCGACTTTAGTGTCTGAATTGAAATAAGTATTGCTTGGTTGGTACTCAAAACCATAAGCATTATAACCATTTGAATAGTCAGTATAATTAAATATGTTAGTTCCATCCGGAAGTTCCATTTTAAACCTAACGTCGCTTGCGGTAATATCGCTATTGTTAAATCTTACGGTAATGTTTAAAGTTTGAAGTAGCTCTGGGTCAAAAACGCCATCTTCAGCCTCATCGTAATTAAAAACCGCAGGCTCCGCATTCATTGACATTACGGTCAACTCGGAGCCGTCCTTTTGTCTTATATTTCCGTGAATAGTTAACTCGTCCTCCTCAAAAAACAACTTGCCCCTTTCTGTTTTAAAAATAAAAGAACCGTTTCCGCTGATCGCAAAACCTGCTCCTGGAGCGTCCACACAATCATATCCATATCCGCCTACATCGTTTAGCAATCCAAAACCAGCGCTTCTGATTTGTCCGCTGTTAGCGTCTCCACCCACCTGAATATCTTGAGATTGTATTACAGAAGATCTTATTTTATCGGCCGTTAAATTATGTATTTTTGCATTGGTTATCGCAGCTTCTTCTATATGGGCCGTACCTATCGTTGCGTTCGCAAAAGCGTGCCACATTGGGGTTGGGGTCCCCCCAGCATTCCTTGCGATTATAAAATCATTATCATCAAGAAGTTTTGGCTTCTCTAAATCCATATCTGTACCTACGTAAGCAGATGGGTCGCTTGTTTCCCCTTCTCCAGCCGGGTGGTAATCAGAAACTCTATACTGTCCAGAGAACTGAATACTACGAAGGGGGTTCGTGATAGCAGAGCTTACGGAAACCTCTTCCAGAATTTCTATATCATCTCCGTTTAAAGGGGCTTGAGAAAATGATCTTTCGAGAGTTATTGTGGCATAATTAGCAAACTTCTGATAATTAGAGATTTTTCTTTCTTGAGTATCTAGCAAGCCATTCTTAAATCGTATATAATGATTATTGTATTGATTAGCTACTCCTAAATCATAATAAGTTTCCTTGATAGAAAATTGGCTTCTTGATATGTTTTGCGCTCCATCGATTTCTGCGTGGATTAATCTTACAACTTTATCTCCTGGAGGAGCAAGCCCTAACATCGAGTACTGTTCTGCGGTCAAGGCGGACATATCACTCCTCTTCCAATAAATATATTTAGCTGTACTTAATCCCTGACTAGTCTTTAATCCGTAAGTATCGTTATGGCCAATAACATAACCAACTCCGTCACTATATACAAAATGTCGGTCCCAGGCAACTTCCCCTCCGTATGGCTGGTTAGCTGTAAAAGGGTTGTTTGGAACTAAAGCTAGAGTGTTTGGAAATGTTTGGGTTATGTTTTGCTCAAAATCTGAAACATCTGTGGTTCTAGCCTGCCCCAAGGTTAAGTTCAAACCTATGATATCATTAGAGGATCCTAGGTTAGCGTCGCCAGTAAACGGACCTTTATTGCCTGCGTGATCCACAGGTCTAACCCAAAAATATCTTTTATCATTAGGTTCTCCTTGATGCGTTATTTGCACGCTTGGAGATATTGCTGAAATATTTAAAACGTTTGTTGCGTTGGTTATTCCCAAAGCTGGGTCATTAATCTCTGTAGGTATTGGCCCGACACTGGCCAGGTCTCCAGTTATTCTTCTGTATCCTGATAAATTTCTTGTTTCGTCGAGAGTCGTATCCTCAGTTCCAAAATAAAGATAGTTATCTTCCGACTCCCAAACCTCGTAATGGCTTATGTCGTTTGGGGAAGTGTTGATTATATTATTTACAGAATCAAATTCTGCATCAGGCATTTTCCAATTCAAGAAATAATTTCTAAAAGCCGTATCTCCCTTAAAATCTTTAACAGGGCCAGGGATCGCATCTTCTGTTGTTGAGAAAACTGGCCCCATGTATCCATTTTCGTTCTGGTTATTGTATCCATGAGGATAAACCAAAACTCTCTCAAGATCTCCTTGATTATCTGTTACGTTAAATAAGTCGCCGCTACCAAAAGAGTCAAAAGGAAGAAGTTTATAGTAATAACCGGTTATTTGATGACCTAAACCTGGAACGTTTGGTATTGGAGGCGAATCAGTGACTGAAGTAATATTTTCCCCAAACGTAGAGTCTCCGGGGCCTAATATTTCTGAAATAAAAGAGCCCGCCCCAGAACCAGGAAAACCATTCGAATCTAGTATTGAAAAAACCGGATCACTAGATCTGTAGAGTTGAAGCTTTGTTGTTTGTTCTCTTGAGCCATAAGCATAATTAAAATTAAAATGAACTTGGGTGACATTGCTCAAGGAGTCGACTTGAAAGCCTTGAGGCAATATACTAGGCTCTGGGTTATTACCAACGATCTTTCTTGAATTTAAAATTTGACCCAAAGGGCTTAAAATCGCCAACTCAAGGCCGACGCTTCTTTTTCCGCTTTCTGGAATCCCTTCGTGTTTAAAAATTCTATCGTCAAAACCTGTATTTAACTCCCAATAAGGAATCCACTGAGAGGCTTGGTATGAAGAGTTTATTTGTGAAGAGCTGTCAACTACAGCTTCAAGAGGCGCCCCTATCGGGTTGTTAGCTAAGCATTTATATATAGCTCCGTTAGAAAATACCTTGTCGCCGATTTGATGGCTTGTTGAGAAGTTGTTTAACTGACCATCGGTATTAGTCCAATAACTACTATTGCTCAAGCTTGGAACTTTTGCTCCTGCAGGCGTGTTCGGACCGCTTGAATCGATTCCGCTCCATATATCATTAGCGTATACAACAAAATCAAGGCTAGAAAAATCATCAAACTGCGACCAATTACGAATGGGAAAATCGTAATTCTCAGCAAGCAGAGAATATTTGTTGGATGTCTCTGGGTTTTGGGCTTGCCAATGAGAGCTTCCTGTAGAAGGAAGTATCTCTGAAGACTGCGGCACTGCGTTTATGGCTTTGTAAATATCTGCAGGAACATCCGAAAAAGCCGAAGCGCTTCTCCAATGATTTATTCCAGTTCCTGGAGATATATAATCAGAAACTGTCTGTTGAGTAATGCATGTATATAAAGACCCTTCATGTAAAACGCTATCGCCAACATCGAAAAACTTTCCTCCATTATAAATTTCGGTGTTGCCGTTTGGAGATATAACTAAATCACCAACGGAATAGTTTTGAAGTTCGTTATATAAGCCAAGGACATCGCCCGCATCGGGACCTATAATTTCGTTATTAGCAGATCCAACAACAGAATAAACACCGCTTTGATAAGTAAATAAATCAGAGCAATTCAAACCGTTTCTGAATAAATAGTTAGTGCTAGAATCCCAAAAACCTATAGAAGGAGAGGTTAACCTAAAAGAGTTGCTGGCGGTTTCGCTTGTGGCTCTGTACAATGAGTTATCGAATATTACATGATCGCCATTATTATACTGGCCAGAAAAAGAAAAATCTTCGCTCTCAGGAAAACCTCCAACTTTATAAATTGAGTTGTTTATCGCCCTTGTGTATTCGTAAGTCTCAAAAACTTTTGTGCCAGGAAGATCTTCAGATATATTTTCAACTCCATTTTCGGTTACAGACGTTCTAGAATTCAAGCCTTCAGTTATTCCAGTTAGAAATGAATTCGTATCACTATCGTACAAAGATCCGCTTATACCAAGAATAGTGGGCTTATCAGTTGCGCCAACTAAAAATTTATATTGATTTAAATCTACTAAATTATTATCTTGATCAGTTATATTCCAACGAAAAATTAAATCATCACCTCTTTCTATAAAATTTAAATTATCGATCTTGACATCAGACTTAAAATAAGCTAACGCGCCTCCTGGATGTAAACCGGTTTCAGTTAGATTGACTCTTACTCCTGTACCATAACCATCAATAGGCACAAAAGAATAATAATAATTATATCCCCATATTTGATTAAATTCTTTATTGTTTTGAGTTACATCTTCTTGAGTGAAAGAATGGTCTATCACTGGCCCTATATTTGTCCAATAGCTAGTGTCGCTTGTATTTATATTTGGAAAGCTGGAATATATGTAATTTTGTATACATTCAAATACAATTGAATTGTGAACGACTTTATCTCCGACTCTATAATTATTGTGCTTTTCCCAAATAGGGGCTCTACTCAGGCTTTCGTAATGATCTATGCTTTGTTGAAGGTTATAAGGATCGTATATTTCTTCGTCGCCAGGAATAGCGAGAGATGAGATTTGAGCTGCATAAAAATCGGTATCTTGAGAGGACCAACTAAAAGACATTTTTGCCCCCCTTAAATTATAGCTTAATGAGTCAACTGTAGGTAAATAATTTATTCCAGTCAATACCCCGGTTGCTTGACGACCAAACGCGTCGTTAGAGACAACTTCCAACGCAAGAGTTCTGTCTAGACTTAATTGCTCTACCGTGTCGCTGGACAAGTTAAAAGAAAACCCTGTATAGCCATGCATCATATCGGATACTGACGAAGTATCTAGAGCTGTCTGAAGAGCTATCGAACTATTTAATTGTGCATCAGAAATTATATCGCCATTTTCTGTATTCCTGATCTGGAGAGAAAAATCCTTCAAAAACTTATCTCCGAGCAATTCATTCCCCAATGATCTCCCTTCTTTAGCGTGGCCTGGAGGGGGAGATAGCCTCCATTCTATCTCTACATTCCTGTTGATATATTCAGAGTTAACTGCTAATAAATTACCAGTCTCAGAAGGTTCTATTTCGATAGTGCTTCCTATGTTTGAATCTTCTGGAAGATTTGAAACTTTGATTTCGGAAAATGTAAAAGTGTCATCAAACAATGGGGGACTAATAGATATCTTTTCCTCAAGAAATTCAGAGCGAATACCTACGTCGCTTACCGCAAATATTCTAATTGAAAAAATGCCATAATTACCATTTAAGGATATAGTTTTTTGGGCGGTTTCTCCTTCAAAATCTACAAGCTTACTTCCTTTCCCTAGGTTGTATTGAAATGAGTAATTGTCGGACGAGCCAATCACTTCGTAATTAGCCTTGAGATCGTTTACATCAAACTGAATTCCTATTGCGGTAGATAGCATTTCTTATATCGTTAAATCGGTTAATATTAAAGTGTCAGGAGCTTCAGGTATTCTCATATCTGCTTGAGGCGGTATAGGCATAACTGGTTGCCGCACAACTGTTTGTTTATCGACTGCGTCGAATTTGGATTGATTATATTCAAGACCAACAATTTCATACCTATTCTGAGATTTTTCTTTTACACTCATTGTTCTAAATAGTTGCCCTTCTAAAACCCTTTCTGCCTCAGAAGAAGGGGGAGGCGTGAAAGAAATTTTGCCATAGGAAGTTATATTGCTAGAGTTTAGTTTAGAGACGAGAGGGGAAGAGTTTACCAATTCAAATTGATAATCATTTATTTTAATCAAGGCCCAAGGGTCAACGGATGTAGTCCATCGTTTATCTACATTATCATACACATAAACAACATTTACATAATCGTCAAAATCCCCAGAAGAATCTGTTACACCTTCAATAAATACTTCTTGACCGTCTTTTATAATTTCTGCATGAGTTTCGCTAAGATTTATCCTTATGGATTCCTTAGCTTGCAATGAAGAGGCTGCATTTAAATAATCAAAAGAGTCTATGTTTATTTCTTTATAATACCCCGACTCGGTAAGGGTTTCCCTTCTTTGGTTTAAGCTGAGCCCTCCTAAATCTGAAGGGCTAGAATTTGTTAGATTAGATCTTGGTACTCCGACCACTTGATTCATCAATAGGTGGCTTCTGATAAAATAGCCTTGAATGCTAGAAGATTTTTGTACTATAATGTATTTATTGTCGTTTAAAATATAGCTGTCTCCGATTTGTTTTGTAAGGTCAGAATCATAAACAAAAAACTCGATTAGGCTTAGCCGATCATCGTAATAAGGGATAACCCAGCCGCTTGCGGTATTGGATTCAGAATATAATGAATAAAAAAACCAATAAGTTTCCTTGAGTGAATCGTTGGTCCATATCCAACCGCTAGACGGAGTACCTGTTGATGATGCAGTATAAAACCAAAAACCATCATCTCCTGAAGACTTCTTTAACTCTCCAAGATATACCCAACCTAATTGGGTAGCGTACCCCCAATCATTGCTGAAGGGTCTAAGCCAACCAAGCCAAGATGAAATCTCCCAACCCTTGAATTGATCTGAATCTTCGTTAGACATTAAATCCAACTTGTCTACAAGCACTTGCTCGAGCTCTTCTTCTGTTTTTGCGGCCATCAATCCCTTGGCGCTCCAAGATGATCCAATCATTACTTTAGTTAAAGCTTCTTTTGTTTTTTCTTCGTCTTCTGGGCATATATAGTGCAAACCGCCATCGTTCCCAAGGGTATCTAAACCGTGACTTGAAACATTCACCTCGTCTCCTGCTGCGGAAGAGCTTATTTTGAAAGTGTGCTTTGTTGAGCTCTTTATATAATAAGCGGTGCTCCCTCTTCTACCCATGCTTATACCAGAAGGGAGGGACCCCTCTGTTGTGAATCTAATCCTATCGCCGTCAACAAAGCCATGATTAAATATTGAAAACGTATTGTCTGACAAAGATATCTCAAAAGGAATCTTTAAATAAAAATCGCTCGCTATTACGCTTTGTCCTTGTGGCCCTTTTTTTACTATATCTGAGTTGTATCCAATAGAGCATTCGAATTTAATTACTTGAGGAACTGAAACGGATTCTATTTCAGCATCTTGATCAAGAGAAGCTCGCTCAAAAGGCGCTCTTAAATTTAATTTTTGTTCCGTAGAGTTAGTAAGTCCGGTGCATACCGTTAATTCAACCATGGATACAAACGGCTCATCAAGCATATGTTTGTCCAGCAATATATATGGAGAATATATATCAAAAGATCCCTTCGGCACCCTATTTCCCCCAGACTGTTCAAATTCGTATGTCTTTGTATAGAATTTTATATCTAAAATCCTGCCGCTTTTCGACTTGCCCACTCTCATTTCATCTGAAATTTCGAAAATCGATCCGGGATATAAATACGAAGCTTCGGCAGAGGTCTCAAAAGAAACAGTTTCTGTTTCTAGTTGAGTGGTATACAAAACCCACTTAGCAAGCCTCCTTGCCTGGCTAGAGGAAGTTATCCCAAACCCCAAAGTTTCCTTTTCCTTGAACCCGAAAGTTCTAATCGCGTTTTTATCTTCTTCCTGAACGGTTGCAGGCTTAAAGCTGTCGTCTTTATTGTTGTATCTAACAATAGAGCTTGTTATTTTTTGGTCTTTGCTTACGCCAGAGTATGCAAAACCGTCGACACTCACGTTTGAATTATTAAATAGTTGAATAGGGTTTTTGTATGAATCCTGAATTGCCATGATTTTGCCATTATAAAAAGTAACAATTCCCCGGAATATAGATGCCATATTATTAATAAGCTGAAGAGCCTCTGATTCGTCGGTTATGTACAAGTTTGAAGAAAACCTTGGCTCAACTATGGCATGATTAATTTGAACCGCACAGCCGCCAATGGTTTTAATGGAATCCCCTTCTTGAAACGACGAGCTCAAACCGCTTAAATCTGGACCCGAGACAATGAGCGTCCCCCCTCCATTTTTATTCGGGTTGCTTGATACAATATCTCTCTGCTCTATTTTGATTTCGCCAGATAATTGTACAGCCCTTAACTGCAATTGTAATATAGCTTCGCTTTTATTTGCTCCGGTTAAAGCTGCAATATCTTGACTTCTTGATGGAACGAAAAAAGCTATCTTTTTGCCTTTAAACTGATCCCCTGTCCCAAAATCCTTAATAAAATCATCGGAGCTGTACGAGCTTTGGTCTATAGTTATACTAAAAGAGTCTGACTTGCTGCTTGAATCAACTTCGGATGTAAAATTCACAGGAGAATTTGAGGAGGTTTCTATTTCGTAATCGGTTCTAACTAATTCGTCGCAGTATTTTGATATTTTATATAATTGCCATTTATCAATATACTCTTCATATAAACCATATTTACCAACTCCATATCTAGCGTTAGACAATAAATCATAAAAAACCCAAGCGGGATTATCGGTCCAATGTTTATCCTCATCATCGATTGAATGTATAGACGAAAAAGAATCTGACTGACCTTTAAACAATCCATTCCAAGGGCCATCATAATGTTTTGATATTGGGTCATAATTCGAAGGAATTAAAACTTTCTTTAACTTCGCATGGTAAGATCTGTCGGGTAAATTTGAAAAATTCTTACTGTCAAATTTGAGTTTCACGATAGCGCTATGAGGATAAAGCAAAGGCTCTTCTATGTATTCAGCGACAGAAGATAACTTCAAGCTTCTGTCTCTGCCTATGCCCCCTAAAGCTCCTTTTACGGAGGGGTCGTATTCGTTGCTTAGTTTTATTAATTTAAAAGTGATGCCTCTTGAGCTTATTTTTGGTCGCTCGAAGTTGATAACAATATCAAAAGCGTAGAGTGAAGTGCAAAGGCCTGTAACTATAAACTTGTTACTTTCGTCTGTTTTTATAGCTCCCAACGTGTCATCAAAACTAACCGTACACCCAGAGCTTGAAGACAAAACGTTATGTTCGACATAGTCCTTCTCCATCAATATTACAAATTGAACATTGTTACCCTGGTTAGATCCGTCATCATTCTGAATTGACAAGCTTGTATTCATTTCGATTCGGATTTTATTAACGTTTTTATTTGCCACAAAATGGGCCGCTATTTTGGCCCCGTTTTTCTTTGCGGATGACGCACTGTCTCTATGCTCAGCGTTTTCTTCGTTGTTTGTGTAAGGCCCAGCTCCGTATAATAATACGCCATGCTCAATCACAAAACAATTAAAATCTGAAATAATTAAGGTGTCTTTTTCTTCTCCCTTTTTTATTACAGGTTGCTCGCCGTTTTCGTTGAGTATGTAATTCGCAGTCCCAACTTCGGCTTCGCTTATAGGTGTATTTACAACTGGAACGTTATTTAAAAAAATACCCTCCCGAAGATCGGAAGAGCTTCTTTTTTTTCTGGTTCGCCCCCCGAAGTTTCTTTTTAGATAGTCTCCGCCGTCTGCTATATTGCCATTCTGATCACAAAGTCCAGCTATCGGACCCTCACTTAATAAATCCAAAAACTCTATCTCAGTATAAGATTCCAAGACATGATCCTTCCCAGGTATGGATTTTCTTTTTGATATTTTGTGTTGAGATATATTTGTCGCTCCTATTTTTAATCTTCCATAGCCCAAAGGCACTGCAACGCCTTGGCTTTGCCTATTGGCTGTTCCCTTGAGTAAATAAGATTTTGTTGTTGTGGGGGTTTTTCTTTCGGGCGGCTTAAATAATGCTTTCATTATCGCGCCAACAACAAAAGATACAGCAACGGCCACAACTATTTTACCAACAAGAGTTAATCCGCCCGCAGTTGTTCCACCAACAAATAAAACTGTCATTATAACTGCCGCATTGCCTTGCGGCGCGGGAACAATATGCATTTCTTGCTTCTTGTCCTTTATTTCAACCATGGACTCGGAGATCATATGGTTTTTTAATTCTTTTTTTGAAGAAATATTGATTGGGGATTTATTTAAAACAGCATACTCAACACCGTCCCTTTGACTTCTAGCGAGGTACTCAAGAAATCCTTCTTTATTGGCTTCTATAGCGGCAAAAACTTCCACAGCTGAGTCCGCGTTCAAGCTCCACTTTCGACCAAAGCGTTTTCCGAGCTTTCCATATAAATATACCGTTTTCATTTGACCTTAAACCTTAAATAACTATACACTTATATTATTGTATATACCAAATTCATCATCTCTAATACTATAGATCAAAAATGGGATACATAATTCATCAGAATATAGCTTATCTGTAATAGATGGTTTAACTGAGCAATTCACATGAGAATGATAAACATATAAAACTTTATTTTCTATAAAAATATTTAAATTAATAATAAAATGATACTCAGGAAAAGGGCTTTCGTTTTTGCAAGGCAAAACCTTTAAGCCTGAAGTGGACTCAACGATCAAACCACAACTTTCTTTTACTAAAGATTCAAGGCAATGCGTTTTGACCTGCCGAAGTACAGCCTTATCCAACCGGATATCTTTCTGTGCCAGGAAAACCTCCAAACCTTAATCCTTTATGAGTTATATTTGTTTTATTATAATCGGTGATATCTCTAGATCCACCTAGAGAATCCTCATGAGACTTAGAGAACCTTTTCTTGCAAGAGTCTATTGTTTTCTGACATTCGTCTTTCACCCAATGGTTGATGTCGAAAAACGGTATATGATCAGATGCGATAGCGTGGGTTTTTATACATAAAAAAACAACAGGGGTTGACTTGTAAGGGTCGGTCGAGCTTTGGGGGATTATTTTCACCAATCTGCCAGAATCGTACCCACCTGGAACTTGTTCGTTATCCAAGAATCCATGCTTGCTCCATTTGGGAATATCTTCTAATCCATTGCTATAATAATTATGAGCATATTTTTGTGTTAAGTCTCGACCTTCGGTATCTTCTATAGCCAAGCCTTTGTAACCGCAACCAATAGAACATCTATACATCCAAGAACAATGAGAAGGCATTACTATTCTAGCTGGGACAGCTGACCCCTGAAGCTCCAGAGAAGAAACAAGCTCAAAAGTAATGACGTTTTTGTTTTCTACCGTCTTCTTGTTTACGAAAAATATATCGTCAGGAAAGTGTGAATTTGGATCGGATTCCCCAAAAGGATTCTTCCCAGATTCGTTTAAATTTCTGTTTTGAAAGTTTTCATCATCAAGAAATTTAACAAAAGTTCTTTTTCTAGTTATTTTGCAATTAGCAAAATCCTTATTTGATCTTACGATTTTGGACAAAAGCCCCTCGGGATTAGCTATTGATATTGTTGGCCTCGGAAGCCTTCCGTCAGACTGGCTTTCGAAGCCCTCCATCTTTACAGGCAAAGGTTGGTAAGCGTTACCCTGCCAATAAACAGGGTTGCTTGAATTTTTCATTGGGGAAAATCTATATACAGGATCTGCACCTAGATTAACTCCGTATAAATCCTTAAGCATTTCAAAGTTTGATTGAAGATTACTAAAATCGATTTCGTACATATCCACGACCGAATCGGGAGTGATTGAAACCAATTGTTTATTAAAGTTTGATTCTGATTTTGCCATAATTATTTTTCTGCTGCGACGAATATTTTTAATTCGCCTTTTTGGAGATGGCTTGACGCAGAGCTTCTTATATATAGATCTCCAAAATAGTATTTATTCACAAGCTCCACAAGAATAATGTCTGAATTATTGTCCACTATTTCATTTGTGAATTCATCAATCAATTCGACATTCACGTCTGAATTGTTAATTCCGAAAAACTCAATATCAATATAACCCTCCTCTCCCGCCTCAATTATTGTTTTTTGATTATTGATAAAGAAATTTTCAATTGCGAATTTGTCACACTCTCTGTATGCAGTATTAAACGGCTCGCTTACTCCGGATTTTATTTGTCCCCTATTATTTTGAAAAAAAGTATTTGGAACTGAATTAACGATTTCGGACTTATAGTTCCCGAAAGAGCCCGTAACCACAGTAAACATCTGCCCGCCATCGCTAACGCCAGGAGTATAAGACTTGCTTAGCTTTATTGTTTTACCGTTGAGTCCAAAAGGAAACCCTGCAGACGGAAGGTCGTATATGTAATCTTCTTTATCAAGACCTTCGCCAATAAAAGGAACGTTTGCGCCTCCGCCCTGACCTATAATAGAAAAACTCCCAAGATCTCTCTCTATGGCTTCTGCGCTAATCAACGTTAAAGGCTTATCTCCGATATTCATTAGTTTAACCCTCGCCTTACCTTTCTCTCCGGGAATTATTTGCTCTCCCTGGTCTTTGATTGAAAACGATATCGGAGATGTGAATATTAATTCTGCTTCTGCCAATTCTGGGGGCGTATCTAAATTAGTGAAATCTTGCTCATCTATATTAAACGGAAATTGCTCGAATCGAGCGGATACGCTATGATTATTCTTGTAATTATAAGTGTGACTCCACTCTTGGCACACAAAGTTTTGTTTTCTATTATATGGAGCGGGAGGGGTAAAGTTAAAAGGCTTGTGCCCCAGTCTCTGCTCAAGAAAATGAAGTATAGCATAAGCTTCTTCGTCGTCTCTGTTATTGAATTGCAAGTCCAAACTTAAAAGACTTTCATTTATGCCGTCATTATAAATCTGAAGATACCCCCCTAATTCTATTTCGCTCATTCTTGGCTTTTGGTCAACGTTTAGCCCTAGAGATGGCTTCCAAAAGAAATCGCGAGTCCAATAACCTGTGTGTAAATCTTTCTTGTAATTAAGTCGGCCATTAAACCCTGTGGTTATCTCGGCGGGAACTTTATTGCTGGTGCTTGAATCGCTGTGCCAATAATAATATGAATGATTGCCAGTGTAAAAAGCTACATCATTTCTTTCGTAAACCATTGTCGGATCAAACGCCTCAGCTTTCCTTATAAACAACTGCTCAGATTTCCTCAACGAAGAAGTGTCCAAGTTTCTAAGCTTTAAGCTTACATTGTTGCTGTTTTCAAAACTTAAAGCGTGATTAAATTCGGAGCAATAAAAAGTCTTGGCTTCATTTTCTGTTGACCGATAAGGGTTAAACATCGCGTTTCCGTCCCATCGAAACCCTGATATTCCTTGTTTGTATTTGAGATTAGGAGAAGAGGCGTCAACCTCTAATTGCCCCAAATGGTTTTCTACAAAATGTATTATAGAATTAGCTTCTTTATTTGTTCTGTTATCGAATTTTAAATTAACTTCAAACGTTAATGCGTTTATTCCTTTTGGCTGCAGGATGTAGTAGCCATTTCCATATTCATGCTTTATATTGTTCGCTTTAAAATTAACTGTCGATCCATAATCTGCGTCGTAAAAAAACTTATTGCTTGTCCACAAATCTGGATTAGATTCAGGGTACGCATTGATTGTTGAGATTGTTAGAACATTAGCGGAGGAAGGTTCGTAATTTTCTATAAAACTAGTTTCGGATGTCCCCTTTATTTTTATTGCTGCACCAGTTAAGCCTTGAACAGTGGTGCTTGTGTAATTTTTTTGTATATTTAATATAGAATAAGTTCCATCGCTAGATCCAGTAGATCCAGCTATATTTATTATGTTTCCAGGTTTAAATGTTGCGTTTAGATCGTCGGGCCTATTAAACTCATCAATAATATAATGAGAATTAGCTGCGACCTCATGAGGAAGTAATGTAAATCTTTGATCGTCTGAGACAGAGACTCCGCCACCGAAAACCATATTTTGCTTTGCATAATAATATAATCCATCGCCTGTGGCATAAACAAAATCAAACTGTTCGTAATTTTGTCCTGTTTGAAAAACTCCGCTATAATTAACGAGGTTTCCCATTCTTCCTTCAGAAACATCTGAGCCTGGAGCGGATATTGTCATGATTATTTAATTATCTGCTTTACAGATATTGAACCCATTGCATGCGAACTTTCTGATATTGATATTGATTGGCTATGTATTTTTCCAGAGCAAGAGAAATTGGCTATCTTTTCTCCCTGCAGGCTGTATAAAAAAGCTTGTATAGTAGAGTCGTTTAAACCTTCAGGGGTTGTTCCTGATTGGTAATTTCCGTCTGGATTTAAATTTCTTACTATATCGTTGGATTCTATATTCATCTCCGCTTCAATATTCTCAATTGATACGCGAGTAGGAACCACTCCATTCGCGGTTGTATTAATAGAGGTATGTTCGCCGTCTTTTATATGATTATGTACCTTCCTTCCCACTATTATATTATAATTTAATTTAGATACCTCAAATTGTTTTTTATTTGCAGTGTCCATATTTGTATTACTTGCCTTGACTTCTCCAAATGATTTCAAGCCATGGGCCGGATCAATACTTAATTCTTGAAACCTTCTATCTGCTGTTTTTAATATAGTACCATATATATCATAACTTGCATTAGCTTGTATAACTTGAAAAGGAGAAATACTAAAACTAAAATTATTTAAATACATATTATCAAATAGATAACGACCTACTATATTTCCATCAATAGGATCTTCACTCATACCATCTTTTATTTCAAATAATCTATCAATAGAATTAATAGTATTATTTTGTTTAAAAAATTCAGCAGTAATTACAAAAGAAATATCGAGCTTGCCGCGAAGACCTGCGGTGGCTGCAAAATTAACGAATTCGGTTTTTGCTCCGACTATCGATAGATCAAGATCTCCATATACTCTTTCTGGCTCGAGAGTTGGAGTTATTGATAAATTGGCAGACTGAACCATTAGATCTTTGCCTCCCAAAGAAATCTTACCATCTTCAAATCTTAAAAAAGGCTTGCTCATATTACTGGATTATGAAGGGTCTCATATGATTTATAAGTTAAAGATATACTCATTTCTCCTTCGACCGATGATGTTATAGATTCGCTTATTAATCTAGCCTTAACGCCAGTAAAAGAATTAATAACTTCTTTTGTTTTAGAATCTTTTATTTGAATAACGACATCGCTTTCTGGAGCTGCTCTGAGGCGATCCTTGGTTTGTCTTACTTCGTATTCATTTACAATCATTGTGAAATTGATATCTGTTTCGATTGGATAAATTGTATCGATTTGTATTGGATCATGATTTTCATAAGTGGTCTTGCTGTCGGCATACCATTCGGCCTCGGTGCCTTTTGGGATTGCATACATTGGCTGCAAATTTAAAGCTCTACTAAAGCTGAAATCTGTTACTGCATCTGTTGAAAAATCGCTTACGTTTATTGAAATGCTCGCTTGGTCAGTGAATTGTATGGCGGGATGAGGTTTGGTAGCTTCTTGAATTAATATTCCGCTTCCTAGATCTCCAAATACAGTGATATCAGTTTCAATGTCAGGAAGATCGCCTACTGTGCAGTTGACTGCATAACGAGTAATTCTTCCTTTTGTGAACCCAAAACCCTTTGTGTTATTGTCATACAAAATTGACCCACTTATTTCATTTTCGTCGTAGGCATACTGTCCAACTACATTCAGGTCCAGTATAGGATCCCTGCTTACCATCTTTCTTGAAATCGAAAAATTACCCTCAAGAGGTCCGTTAACAAAAGCGTCTATAAATCCTACACCAGCAACTTTTATTGGTTTTTCTGTTATTCCGTAACTTCCATTAACATTTACTACTCCAGAAAGAGCGGTATTGTTTACAACTATAGTTTGTTCATAATTTGAGAAAGTCATGATCAGTCACTCAACAAGCCTCCTGGTCGCTTTTCGTCCATTATTACAGAAATAACTTGCTGCTTTACCTTTTCTGCTAGCTGTGAGCTTTTTTCTTGGTCCGCCGATGAATCTTTTGGGTTAGCTCCTCCTTCATCGTTCTTTTTCTCTGATTTCCCACTTCCCTTGTCCATATTAACTGTTATGTTAATATTATTTGTATTTCCTCCAGAAGTTCCAGTTTCTGAGCTTTCTGTTAAGGGGGTTACTGCTCCGCCATCATTAAATTTTCCTGCGTTGATTCGGTCAAGCATTGGCCTTCCAAGTTGACGAGCGCTACTTGCACGAATTACATATTCTCCTTCGCTGAGCATTGCGGGAATTTGATCGATACCAGACTTGCCAGCTATGTGGCCGCCGTTGGCATAACCATTTATTTTTCCTCCTCTATAAGAGGTTCTGTATTCCGAGGAGAAGTCCTCTGCCAGCAGAGAACCGTAATCGTAACTATTTGATCCGAATTGTCTATCGTTTAGGCTTGACCCTTTACCAAAAACCTTAAAAGGATTAAAGCTTCTTGTGTTTTGTACGTTATCATATCCGGTAGCATCAACGCCACGCCTAAGGCTTACTTGCTCACCAAAAGAATTAGTCGCAGATCTCACACCTGCTGGAGTATCATTGGTGTAGCCATCTGCTCTTGCATCAGCAGTTAGCCCCCCACCTTCAATAGCTGCACTTGCAAGAGATCCAATCCCAACGCTTAAAGCGGTACCTACGATCATTTGCATTAAAGCTCTTTTTTTGGCTTTTTTCTCGGCTTCTTTTCTCATTCTTTCTTGAATAATACCTTTTGTATATTGAGTATCCTCTTGAAGCCCTAAGTTTCCAGATTGTCCGCTATAGAAAAATCCAGACATTGCTTGGGTTTGATATCTTCTTCCTGTGTTGTAACCTTCTCCTCCTCCAAAATTTGCAGCGAGAGCGGATCCTGGCTGAGCCTCGTCCGGTTTTCCTCCATTTGAATAACCTGGAAGCTTTCCTCCCGCATTAAGGCGATGCATGAATCCGCCACCGTATTTTTTCACAGCGTCGCGACCCATTACATATTCACCATTAGTAACCATTGCAGGAACTCCGCCTCCTTTAGAATATTTTCTTACTCCTCCTCCGCTAGAAAACGGTAAAGCTCCAACGATTGCATCGGCAGCTTTGCCAAGATAAGCTTTTTGGATTGCTCCAAGAAAATTCATTGCAATATTATTCATAACATCGCTCAAGTCATCGGCTTTATTTATTGCTGCTTGCATTCCATCAACAAGGCCGTCTCTAAATTGATGTGTTAATTCGTCTCCGAGTGTATACTCCATCATAGCGGCGTTCTTTGCTATATCTATTTTAGCATCCCTAGCTCCCTCCCCAAAAGCGCCTGGGCCGGTTTTTCTGCGGTATTCATCCTCTCTTATTTTCTGCAATTTTTTTTCTTTTTCTATTCTCTCTTTAGTAGCGAACAGTTGTTCTTGAAGTTTTTCAATAATGTCGTCCTCTTGTTTGGATGTTTGAGCTTTTGCATCGGTAATTGATTGTTGCAGGTCTTTTAACTCTTGCAACGCCTGAAGTTCTTCTCCTTGTGGTTTTTTAAAAAGTAACTCATTAATGTAATTCTCTCCGCCCTTATCCTCAAATTCCTTACTCATAGAGTCAATAGCCGCTGAAGACATACCTTTTAATTTTGATGGGTCAGCCGCAATTTCCAATCTTTGCTCTTTAGTTAAACCTTTATCAGTTGCCAGTTTTTGCATTTCTGAAACTGCGCTTTTTGTATATGATTCACGAATACCTTGCTGTCTTTCCTTGACTAATCTTCCCTGTTCTGCGAAAGTTGCATCTTGAGTTTGAGGCCTGGCTCCAAATCTAGCAGCGGTAATTTCAGAAGCTATTGCCCTGGATTGAGCAGCATTATCTAACCCACGGATGTAAGCTTGCATCTCTCTATTAACATCGACCATTAGGTCTTTTTGTTTGGCGATCTTACTGTTGAGGTTTTTTTGAGCCTCGCTCTGGTCGTCAGAAAGAGTTTGTTGCCGTTTCAATTTATCCAATGAATTGTCATATAATAAATTTCTATTTTCTATTATTTTGTTTGCCGCATCTCCTTTTATATTAAGGTTGTCTAAAATTATCAATAATTCTTTAGCGTCCATTGCTGCCAATTTATTAGTCAAATCTACAGTCTTAACTTGTCCGACGCTTGCGTATTGTTTGCCTTTGCCGATTTCATCTTTAAATAGCTCCTGTTTTAAAGCTTGCTTCAGGTTTCGGTCTTTGCCGATATCCGAAAGGATCCCTGCCTTTTTGGCGTCTACAGCAGCCTGGGCGCCTAACTCATAAGCCTGACTAGCTTTTAATAAACTTTTATTATACTGAATTCTAACTTTTTGTTCCTCGCTTATCAAACCGCCGAGAATCTTTTCTTGAGAATTTAATAAGTTAGATTGTTCTAGATATTTTGATTTTATATCGACCTGGGCCCCATAAGCGGCTTGTTGAGCAGTAATCATAGCCTTCTGAATATCAAGCTGAAGAATTAAGGCTTCGACTTGCGCTGCTTTTTTATTATTATATTCACTTTGTATTCTTTCGGATTGCTTATTAAGTGCGGCCTTAATAGCTTCCTCGGACAAAATTTGCTTGCCGATTTTGCCGCCAACATCAACTTCTTTACCCTTCAAGAGATTAGCGTATTGAACTTTATCCAAGTAGCCTGTACCCCCTTTCTTTTCGCCAAAATCGTAAGCAAAACTTGACCTTTTTTCGTTCTCCATTAGATAGTCGATGATTTCCCCTCTAGAATCTTTTTGCGATTGACGCATGCGATCCCGCTTCTCGAAAAGCTGTTCGCTCATGGGGGCGTCTTGATCTTGGCTCATCCCCATAAAATCTTTAGATTGTTTTTGATATTGATAGGATTTTCTCAATGTCATTAAAATAGTATTTTTTCTTTCCCCTTTGGTTAATTCGTTTTCTGGTTTAGATAATAAGTCGTAGTTGACGGGGTATCGCTTTGTTGAGGCCTTCACCTGCTTTGCAATCGCGGCCTCATCGACGTAAGATTTGTTTGTCTTAAAGATCTTCGCCAATTTTTCAAGACTCTCTGGCAGCTCAATCTTTTTTGTTGATCCTTTTATACCGTCAATAACCGAGCTATCTCCAGTCAACCCAAGGTTTTTAACAGCTTGCTCCGTTATCCCCGCCGAAGATAATGTTTGGTTTAATTCTTCCCCTTGAATTATTTGAGATATAGCGTTCGACGCAGACTGTGTTTGGTTTTTTATTTCTTGTTGCGTTTTCGCTTGTAAAGCTTTTGTATTTGCTTCATTTGCATCCGTCCAACCTTTAATCCCTCCAACTAGCCCGCCAATACCTATAACTAATGGAGCTGCGGGCCCAAACATTGGGGCAATCATGCTTGCCATCATAGCTCCGGAAGCGGCACCGTTTAAGACTCCGCCTGCAGCGTACATGCCTTGATTCCCCCCTTCGGCACCCATTCCTCCGCTCTGCAAGAACCCTGCGGCCATCGGCGCGCCCATCATCATCATCATGCCTTTATTGCCAGAGAAAGAGTTTCCGAGAGCTTGACTAAATCTACCCATCTTGCCCCCGACGCCAGGTGCAGGAGAGTTTAGGAGGGCAGTCTTTTTTTGCGTAGCTTTATTTAAATTTTTGGTGGTGTCTCTTATTTTTCTCTCAACAGCGGCGTGCTCTCTAGTTCCTTGAGTGAGCGTGGTTAGCTCTTGTCTGTGTGTCTCGATCGCTTTTGTTCTTGATTTGATTCTATCGGTCTCTCTTTTTATTGCATTAGTGCGTTCTGTCGTAGCCTTTTTCCAGTTTTTTCCAAAACCACTTTCGCCGATAGCAGTTTTTGCTTTCTCTATTGGATTAAAATAATTCGGAACATATCCATTAGCAGCGCCAATCACATCGCGCAGACCATTTGGTTCGTCGTGTGTATTGGTTACGCCTAAACCAATTGGATTACTTTTGCCCATAAGGGCTGGGTGAGAGCCAACACGAATTTGAGAAACTGGAACGCCAGCAGCTTTTTCGCGGCCTATCGCATCAGATAGTGGATCGGCGAAGTTGGGAATGTGGCCGTAAGCTTTAAACTCGTTTAAAATCTTCATTGGAAGCTTGCCGCTTGAACCCGCCGCTGCGCTTTTATGAAGTTTTGCCTCTATGTACCTCAATTTATCGTCGCCAATAAATTTTGCAACATTCTTAGCATCTTCGCCGATAAAGTCGAAAGGGGCCTGTGAATCGGAAACTTTCTTATTGCTTAAAGACCCTCGAACTGCGGCTTCAAGAATTCCGCCCAGCATAGAGCCATCCATGTGAGTTTTTAAAACTCCAGTGCCGGCCTTTCCAATCTTTCCACCAAACATATCAACCCCAACCTCATGAGAAAATCTATCAAAACCCTGCCCGACATGTTTATAAAGTTTTTTTTCTAAAGTTGATTTCCCTAATATCTGCTCTATTTGACTAGCGTCGCCATCACTAACTTCATAAACAGGTTTTGTTTTCAAGGTTGCGGAAACGAGCGGAGAATAAGCGCCCTTCTTGCTTAGCTGCTTTACGAGGCTCGGCTTTAACTTTTTATTTAAAGCTATCTTTGCTGGAGCAGATAACGAGGAGTATTTTTGCTTATATTCCTTTGGCCCAGCCGAATCCCCAGGGCCAAAACCTAAAAGAACCCCCATTTGACTTGTCTCGGGAAACAAATTGTTTAAATTTATTTTCTTTATGTCGCTAGTATTAGAAGTAGTTCTTTTATTCCCCGTACTTTTTCTATTGTAAGTTCTCGCATAATTAGGAACATATCCTCCCGCCGCATACGGATCAAATCCATGAACATCCCCAAATGCTTGCTGATAGTTTTTTCCAGCCTTGCTTGAATGAGGAGGCATAATTGCAGGTTGGCTCATGCCTTTGAAATTCTTTACTTTTTCTGCGCTGTTGTATATAACCGAACCTTCGCCAGGCATATTCATCGAACGAATTGTTCCGGCCGCATATCCTCCTCGCGCAGCTTGCTCGCGTTCTGGATCTGCAAAATTTGGAATGTGTCCGCCCGCTCTTCCCTTTCGAGGAGCAAGATTTGCATTGTACCCTCTTGCATACAAACCGCCGGCAACACTTTTTGATACAGAATTTAACATATTAGCTTCTATAACTTGCGCCTTCAAAAGGCTAAGGATTATTTTTTCTTTTTCTGTTCTAGAAATATCAGTTCGCAACATTTCCTTGCTGATTGCTGCGTTTTGCCCAAACAAAGTAACAAGAGAAGTTTGTATTGCCTTTTGCTTGTGAGCTTCGCTTGTTACCCCAATCAAAGATTTTAAACTTTGATTTGCATAAACCAAAGCTTTTGCAAACAACTTGATAAATACGGCAGAAATAATAACCAAACCCGGACCGGTTATTATGTTACCCAAGCCCTTTAAAAAACCTTGAGCGAAATCGCTACCAGTGGATTCTCCACCACCAAGCATTTCATTTGCTCCTTCAGCCAATCCCTTGAATACATTCAAAACTTTTTCCATTCCTGGGGCAAGCATAATTTCTCCAATCTGTGCGCTTAATTCTTTTAAAGCTAGTCCGGTTTCTGTGGCCATTGCAGACATGGTCTGCCTTAATTGATCGTTTTTATCTATAGCTTCCGTTGTTGCTCCTGCAGAAATTTGTGTGGCATTTGCAAGTATACCGTTTTGCTTCGCAGCGTCACTCAGCACAGCTTTTAATATGTTGATTTGAAAAACTCCACCAACCGTCTGAGCTATTTGCGCTTTTTGAGATTCTGTTAGATGATCAAAAGTGTTAGCGAGATCAGTTAAAATTCTTCTTGCGCCAATCGTATTGCCTTCTAAATCTCTTACAGCGATACCTAAATTCTCTAATTGATTAAGAGTGTCCGACCTTCCGATCCGAGTAAATATTGTTTTAAAAGAATTACCGATCACTTTACCGCCTCGAGCGGTTTGTTGTTGAGCTGCAGTAACAAGACCAACCAATTCATCAATATCTACTCCA